CTTACTGCTAAGAAGCTGACTGCCTACACAAGTGCAGCTAACGAGCTTCTTGCAGACGCAGCGATCTCTCTTGAGGCTTTGCTCATGAGGTTATTCCCACAAGCCCTAGCCTATTTCGAGGATGATTCCTTCATCATCGGAATTGGCGGTGGGCAGCCAGTAGGCATTATCAATGCAGACGCACTCGTGACGGTAGCCAAGGAGACTGGACAGGCTGCAACGACTATCGTGGCTGAAAACATCGACAAGATGTACTCAAGGATGATCCCAAGCAGCCGAGCAAGAGCTGTGTGGGTAGCTCATCCAGACACGCTTCCGCAAATCGTTAGCATGTCTCGATCTGTTGGTACTGGCGGTAGTGCGGTCATGATGAACAACATGGCTGGGGCTGCACCAGCAACGATCTATGGACGGCCCCTGATTATGACGGAGAAGTGTCAGACATTGGGGACAGCAGGGGACATCTTTTTCGTAGACTTCGGGTACTATGTAATCGGAGACAGGCAGACATTGAGCATGGCTGCGAGCCCTCATGTACGGTTCCAGAATGACGAGACTGTTTGGAGATTCACGAGCAGACTCGATGGACGACCTTGGCTGGAATCTGCCCTGACCCCACGGAATGGCAGCAATACACTCAGCCCATTCGTAAATCTGGCAACCAGATCATAGGAGGATCATCATGGCATTAGCAGTTACAGAAGCTCCCGGAGGTGCTGGACTACAGGTGATGTGTCCACACTGTTCCCGAATGCACGACAAGAATGAATACCCACCGAAGTGCAAGAGATGTGGGACACTGATGGACGACAAAGCTGCGAAAGCAGCACAAGATATGGCATCCGTGCCACAATCCTAGTGGTGCAGGGGTAAAACTTAGCCCCTGACACGATCAATGGGAGGAAATTATGTCGAATAGATTGAGCGAACACGCAAGTATAGACCTGATGGACTTGGCAGACATTGGTGGGACAAACGCCTCGAATAATGGTAGTTGGCTCTCCATGAAGAACTACGCAAGGGTTATGGCCTACGTGGAGATCGGAACTTGGGATTCAAGTGACGACCTTGACGAATGTCGACTGCAACAAGCCTCCGATTCGTCTGGAACTGGCGCAAAAGACCTCACAAGCGATGCCAGCGGTGGGAACTATGACACCGACAACCCGGTGGATGCCGACGGGAATTTCGTCGTGCTGGAGGCGAGGGGCGAGGACATGGACGTGGACGGTGGGTTCGACTATGTTCGGCTCTATGTTGCAGAAGCTGGCAACACTGGCGTAGATAATGTAGCTGGTGTGGTCATCCGATATGGATACGCCTACCCGAAGAAGGAATTGCAGGGCGCAGCCTCTACGGGGGCGCAAGTTTACGTGGATACAAACACATAGGATGAGGATTTCTGGCAACAAACGCAATCTTCCCGGTGGTCTTGAGCCTATTGAATGGGCCAACGAGGTCTGGGGTGTCATGGATGAAGAAGGTTGCAGTCAGAATGATGCGAAAGCTATCGTGGCTGCTCGGTATGCGAAGGCAGAGGAGCAGCCCACGATGGACAAAATGGTCAAGCAATCTCGCAACAAGGGTCTATAACCCCGAAAAGCGGAAGGAGTGAACAATGGCTAAGACAGAACTATTTGTACGCAAGACATCGGGTGGTGTCTATGTAGTAAACCCCGAATCGCAGACTACAGGAAACATCTTCTTTGTAGACAGCGGTTCCTCGACTGGTGGAACCAGTGCAGGGTATGGAAGCAACCCAGACGCTCCATTCACGACTATTGACTCGGCAATCAACCAGACAACTGCCAACAATGGTGACGTGATCTATGTCATGGCTGGTCATTCTGAGACGCTTACAGGCGCATCAGCGATCACCTGTGACGTTGCAGGGGTCACGATTATAGGGCTGGGGCGTGGAACCGCAAGGCCAACACTGCTATTGGACGCTGGTGCATCAGTCTCTATTGTGGTTAGCGCAGCGAATGTAAGATGGGAGAACGTGATATTCTCCGCAGGTCATGCTGATATAACGGTAGCGATTGACGTATCCGCAGCCAGTGCAGAATTCCACAAGTGTGAGTGGAAAGAGAACACCACGGCTGAGAACTTCCTAACCTGTATACGCACCAGTGCGGTAGCTAATGCGTGTGACGGACTCAGTGTTACGGAATGTGTAGCAACCGACGTTGATACTGCCTGTGTCAACTTCATAACGGTGCGAGAGGACACTGATCTACTTGTAATGAACGATAATTTCATCGAGCTAGGAGTTCAGAACTCCAACGCAGTCATAGGCGTAGCGAGTGGGAAAGACCTCACAAGCTGCCGAATCCTGCGTAACTATATATACAGACTCAATACGGCTGGCGATTTGCTGGTCGATAGTGATACCAGTAACAACTCTGGGATTATAGCCCACAACCGAATCGGTCATGCCGATACCGCAAGTGAAATCCTCATAGACGCTGATGGAGTTCGGCAGTTTGATAATCTTGGAGTCGCTACGGACACCGCATCAGGATATGTACTACCAGCAATTGACAGTTAGGAGGGATGATCTATGGCAGGTAGCGTAACGATTACATACTCGTCCCATGACACGGTGAAATACGTCCAGTGGAGTTGGACGAGCGACTCCTCTGGAGACGTTTCCGGCACGGATACAGTGGTACTCAGCGGAATCCCTCTCCGCTGGGCCACTAATCCGGGCAGTACGGCTCCAACGGCGAACTATGACATCGTAGTCAATGACGAAGATAGCATTGATGTGGCTAATGGGGGTCTGGCAAACAGGCATACAAGCACAAGCGAGCATTTCATACCGGGTGGCGATGCCGATCCCGGTGCTGCAGTTATGGGCAAGCTCAGTCTTGTTGTATCTAATGCCGGGAATGCAAAAGAGGGCGTACTCAGAATGTATTATAGGTAGGTGCTGAATGACTACAGGATCACGCACCGAGGGTATACGTGGGATAGGGACTGAAGGTTTCATAAGGACGGTCAAGAATCTCACTGTTACAGGTGACCTAGTTGTCCACGGAGAGACAAGAAGTACAGTCGGAACAGGGCATGACGTTTCTGCGTTCTGGGAAGTAGCAGATGCAAATGCTAACTACTGGGCATATGAATTGCCTTCTGGAGGTTCTGTTGCTGTCCCTGTCATGGGTGTCGGCATAGGGTTGAAGGATGTTGATTTAGGTCTTTTCGATGGAGTGACCCAAACCACCTTTGCTGTGCTTGATGCTGACAGGGACAGTTATCTTATTCTTGATTTTAGTGCTGATGATTCGCCAAGAATCCGATCCAACCAAGACATAACAGTTTCGGGCAATGTGGTGTTCTCCGACAACATCACGGTGAATGGCACTACGACCACGGTCAGTTCCTCGGTTGTAATCATTGATGACCCATTGTTTCATCTGGCAAATGACAACCCAGCAAACAGCGTCGATCTGGGGATCATTGCAGAGTATACCGATTCGGGAAAGAAGTTTGCAGGGCTGTTCCGAGATGCTAGTGATTCAGATAAGTGGAAGCTATTCGCTACAACTGGGAATTCCCACGAAGAACCAAGCACCACGGTCAACACCACGAGTGGGTTCACCCTTGCTAATCTAGCCGTCAATGAACTTGACGGGACGCTAACCACCGCATCACAGACCAACATAACAGCCGTTGGGACTATTGCTACTGGTACATGGGAAGGAACTACCATTGCAGTTGACCAAGGTGGAACAGGGGCAACGACCCTCAATAACCTGATAACGCTCACGACTCATACTACGGGAAACTATGTAGCGACAATCACGGGCGGTACGGGCATTGATTCCGATGCTGCCACGAGTGGTGAGGGAACTACGCATACCCTAAGCGTCGATTTGGCCGAGGTTGGGGAAGTCGCTATTGCTGATGGTGATTACATCGCATTTATGGATGCCACGGATTCCAACGCAACAAAGAAGGAAGCGTTGGCAGATGTTGCCACATTGTTCGCAGGGACGGGCCTAACCGCAGCTTCCAGTGTCATTGGTGTTGATGCAGCACAGTCCGGAATCACATCGCTCGGAACCCTGACCGGATTAGCTCTGGGCGGAAATAAGTCCGTGACTCCCGGTGATGGTGCGATGGTGCATCTCGACAGCGGAACAATCACCGATAGCAATACATCGGGTTCTGGAACAGCAGCACTATATACCCATGTAAGGATTGAAGCCCCTACCTTGGCTGCCACTAATTCGTCAGTCACGACAACCAGTGCAGCTACGTTATATATCAACGCAGCAGCTACGGCAGGAACCAACCAGACTATTACTAACAATTATGCCCTCTGGGTTGATGCAGGAACAACGAGACTTGATGGAGATTTGATTCCCGGTGCTGATGATACCTATGACTTGGGATCAGCCAGCGCAGCATGGCAAGATTTGTTCCTAGAGGGTGATATAACGCTCACGGATGCAGGGAAGATAGACACAAGCGCAGGGGACTTGACGCTCGATGCCACAGGCAACGTGATTATCAGCGGATCATTTGGGCATGTCGGGATCGGGAATACCAGCCCTGACCTCGGTACTGGACGGTATGTGACCATCAGTGGAACCGGAAATGAAAAGTGCAAGGTCGTGCTTCAGAACGCTGATCCGTCTAACGCATCTGCCATAGGAGAGTTTCAGTTCTACTCAGCCAGCACAAACGTGGGGGCAATGAACTGTACTCTGGATTCCGGGTCAACCAACTCATCGCGTATGCAATTTTACACTGGTGCGAGCGGTACTCCCACGCTGGCGATGACCATTGATTCTGCTCAGATTCTCCATATAGGGGATACGGCAAATGCGAATATAACCACAGGTCTGAGCATCAATCAGGGAGCAGCGGACAACCAGATTTTAGCGGTCAAATCATCGGATGTGGCACAGGCTATGACAGGTGTTGCCGAGGCTGATACCTATGGAGCCATAAAAAAGGCCGTTGCCACTGAAGGTGGACTTGAAATTATAGGGCTATCCGAGGCAGACCGTGGAATCCAGATGACTGCTTATGTAGACTCAGTTAATACAACTCATACTGCAGGAGGCGAGGCAGCGGTTGTTATACAGGTGTCTGAGCATGATGGATCGAATGGGGTAGGAAATCCAAGCGCAGACGCAAACCTGTTTGCGGTGGGTATATGGGATGGCAGTTCGCTCGGCCTCAAATTTATTGTCGATGAAGACGGTGACATTTTCTACGATGGGGCTGCTGCTGCATACGATGCGTATGATGACGCAGCACTGGCACGAGCTTTTGATCTGGTGGTCAGCCCTGACAAGATTATCAGGAATCAATGGGATGATTTCGTTGGGTATAACGAAGCCACTCTTGTTGATGCTGGGATACTGGGCGACACCAGAGAGAACCGAGGGCTCATCAACGCAACGC